AAAACTTGATGAGGGAGCAACATCCCTCTATGCCTATCCATAAACCAGATAGGCAAAGTCGTGTAACCTTCGGTAAAGGAAGCAAAATGAACGCTTCTAATACCGAGTAACTTAAAGGAGCTAAAGATGGCAAATGCCAATGTATCTTTTGGTCTAAAACCAGTTGGAAAACATGGTTCTAGTCCAGCGACTCAAGGTACGAGTCAATACTTTATTGCAAGTGATGCTTCCGCGATTTTTCAAGGTTCACCAGTCAGAGCAGAATTAACTGGTGGCACGATTCAGATCGCTACGGCTACTTGTGATGGAGTTCAGCTACTAGGTGTATTCGCAGGCTGTGAGTATGTGGATGCAACTACTGGCAAGTTAAAGTTTAGCAATACCTGGCCTGGAAGTGGGTCAGCTAATACTAACTTTGACATCAAAGGGTTTGTGTATGATGATCCAGCACAGAGATTTATTATCGCAAGTGATGGCACAAACACTGACAGAGCGACAGCAAAAGCTGACATTTTTAAGACAGCTGAAATCGAGGGTGGTACTGGTGGAAACACTACTACTGGTATTTCTACTGCACAGATAGATATATCTACCGCAGAAGATACAGATACTTCAAACCCATTAATGATTTTAGGTATCCATGAAGATGTAACTAATGCTGACCATAGTGCTGCTGGTGTTTCATACATAGTTAAAATTAACAACCATGCGTTAAACTCTTCGGATGTTGACGCTACTGCATCTTAAGGAGGGTGTAATATGGCTATTTCAAGAGCACAACTCGCCAAAGAATTAGAGCCTGGTTTAAACGCCCTCTTTGGTATGGAGTATAATAGGTATGAAGGTCAACATGCAGAAATCTTCGACACAGAGGCATCAGACAGAGCCTTTGAAGAAGAGGTCATGTTAAGTGGTTTCGGAGCAGCGCCTACTAAGCAAGAAGGTTCTGGTGTCACATTTGATGATGCAAACGAAGCCTACACTTCAAGATATAACCATGAGACTGTGGCAATGGCTTTCTCAATAACAGAAGAAGCTGTAGAGGATAACCTTTACGATAAGCTATCTGCTCGTTATACGAGAGCACTTGCAAGGTCAATGGCACATACAAAGCAAGTGAAAGCTGCTAACGTATTAAATAATGCGTTCACTGCTGGAGCAACTGCTGGTGGTGATGGTAAGGCATTACTAGCAACAGACCACCCATTAACAAATGGTGGCACTTTTGCTAACGAGCCAACTGTTGCAGCAGACTTAAACGAAACATCTTTAGAAGATGCTTTAATTAAGATTGCAGGCTTTGTAGATGAGAGAGGTTTAATTATCGCTCTAAGAGGAATGAAGTTAATTATTCCAAGACAACTACAGTTTGTCGCAGAGAGATTACTTAACTCTCAGTTAAGACCTGGAACAGCAGATAATGATGCTAACGCTATTAGAAACATGGGAATGTTACCTAATGGCTATGTCATCAACGATTATTTGACTGATACAGATGCGTTTTTCATTAAGACAGACGCACCAAATGGTCTTAAGCATTTCGAAAGAATGCCAATGGCAACAGCAATGGATCCAGATTTTGATACTGGGAACATGAGATATAAAGCAAGAGAGAGATATTCTTTCGGCTTCTCAGATCCTCGTTCACTATTCGGTTCACCTGGAGCATAAAAAATTTAAATATTTTTTTAGGGCGACTATTTGCAGTCGCCCTTTTTTTATGTATAATAAAACTACCTTGACGAAGAATTAACTTCGACAACAGCCAAGACAAGGAGACATACATGGCTAATACAACATTCTCAGGTCCTATTAGATCTGAAAGCACAATCAAAACAATCAGCAAAGATGCAACTAGCGGAACTATTACAGAGGTAACAACTCTTGGTGGAGCACCAGTTAGCTTATCTGATGGTAACGTAACTCTTACAAATGCTACTCATAGTGGTAGAGTTTTACTTGTACCTGATGGTGGTCAAGATAATACATACACACTTCCAGCACCTATAGCTGGGTCTATGTTTAGATTTGTGTATGCTGGAGGAGCCGCAGATGCAACAGATGCTATAATAATTACTCCAGGAAACACTAACTTTTATATTGGTGGTATTACATTTTTAGATACTGACGGTAATGCGATTAGTTCTGTATTTTCAAATGGTAGCTCAAACAGTAGTATTCAATTTAATGTTCCTGCTGGATTTGATGTTACCATCATGGGTTTAAATACAACCAATTATCAGATTTTTGGTAACGCTACATCAACGACTGCTCCAGCTTTCGCTGACCAATAATAGGAGATATAAATGGCTGGAACAAGATCTGACGTAAAAGCCTTTAATGTAGATCAAGGAGATGCTGCTGCTATCATAGGACCTGCTCGATCAAGAATAAGACAAATAGTGGTATTTGGTAATTCTGCGGGTGCTCTTACTATAACAGATGGTAATGGTGGAAGTAACTTGATAGTGCAAAGTTTTCCAACTGGATTACACACTCTTAATATTCCAGATAATGGTATATTAGCAGAGAGTGGTGCATATCTGTCTGCCTTTACTGGCAGTGGTAACAAGCTCACTATATTCTTATCGTAATGGCTAGAACAAGAGACAAGCAACCTCCTAAGACCAAAAAGTATTTTCGCTCTACTAAGTCTGGGGCGGGAATGACAAAGGCTGGGGTTGCTCGTTATCGAAGAGAAAATCCAGGCAGTAAATTAAAAACTGCTGTTACTGGTAAAGTTAAAGCTGGGAGTAAAGCTGCAAAAAGAAGAAAGTCATTCTGTGCAAGAAGTGCAGGTCAGATGAAAAAGTTCCCTAAAGCAGCCAAGAATCCTAATAGTAGGTTAAGACAAGCAAGAAGAAGATGGAAATGTTAAATATAAAACAAATAATTACAGGTGTTATTGTGACTTCAACAACTGGAGCCATAGCATGGATATGCTTAACATTGATTAATGTAGACAAGAGAACTGCAATTACTGAAATAAAAGTCAAAGAAAACAATGAAATGATAACAGTATTGTGGGCAGATTTTATGAAAAGAAAGGGTGAGGATGGCAATCTCGCGGAGATCAATGTCAAAACAGATCGCAAAGTCTCCTGGAAAACGCTCCTCAAAGTGGAGTAGTGCAAGGAAGAGACGGATCAATTGTAAACGACCTAAAGGGTTTTCTGAAAGAGCACATTGTGCCTCTAAAAAAAGGAGAGGTCGTAAGGGGTGAGCCAGTTAAAGTATGCCACAAATGCAAGAAAAAAGAGTTTTTTTGCAATTGTTGGAAATTAAAGAAAGGAAGATATTATGCCTAAAGACGCATGTTACCATAAAGTAAAAGCCAGATATAAGGTTTTTCCATCAGCATATGCCTCAGGTGCTATTGCTAAATGTAGAAAAGTTGGTGCAGCCAACTATGGAACTGGTGGGAAAAAGAAGAAGAAAGCCGAAGGTGGTCTCATGGCTGCAATCAAAAAGGTGGACAGAGAGCAATCAATGAAAGCCAAAGAAGGCAAAGTTGTTAGGATGACTAAACGTAAGTCAAGTAACAAAAACATAGCTAGAGGTTGTGGAGCCATAATGTCTAACAGAAGAAAGAAAACGAAGTATTCGTAATGGCAGTTCGAAAGACAAAAAAGGGTCTAGCACTTAAAAGGTGGTTTAAAGAAGATTGGAAAGATGTCAAGACTGGCAAACCATGTGGTCGTCAAAAAGGTGAAAAACGTAGCACTCCGTATTGTAGACCAAGTAAAAGAATTAGTTCTAAAACTCCAAAGACTACTAAGGAGATGACAGCTAAAGAAAAAAGAAGTAGAATAAATCAAAAGAATCGGTTAGGGCAACCTGCTGGTAAACCAAGAAGAGTGAAATCATTAACTAGAAAAAGGAGAAAATAATGCCTGCTAAAAAAAGAATGAGTGGTTTAACACCACGACAAAAAATGGAGCTCAAAAAAGGTAAAGGTAAAAAAGGTATCAGTCTAAAAGCTGACTCTGGTATCAAAAAACTAATGGGTGGTGGAACCATGAGAAAGCCAATGATGGCTAAAAAAGGTAAAACTGTAAAAATAGCACCTATCAAACCAAAAAAAGGTATTGGTAAAGCAGGTACTGGTAGAAAAAACATTAGTATAAAAGGCGATTCTGGCATTAAAAAATTGAGAAGAGGTGGTAAAGCCTAATGGCAACTTCAAACTCAAGAGATTTTGATTTAGATGTAGGAGAACTTATCGAAGAAGCCTATGAGAGATGTGGCTTAGAGATGAGAACTGGCTATGATGCCAAAACAGCTAGACGCTCTTTAAATCTTATGTTTGCTGATTGGGCAAACAGAGGTCTTAATTTATGGACTGTAACACAAGAAACAAAGGCAGTAACATCTGGCACAGCTACATATACATTAGACAGTGAGTTTGTAGATCTATTAGAAGTTGTTTTAAGAAACAGTAGTAGCGTTGATTTTACTCTAACGCAAATGAGTCGTGGTGAGTATTTAAGAATACCTAACAAAGGTAATACTGGACAACCAAGTCAGTATTTCTTTGATAGACAAACAACTCCCACGATTACATTGTGGTCAACACCAGATACATCTTATACTCTTGTGTATTACTATGTAAGAAGAATACAAGATGCAGATGCCTTAGTTAACACAACCGATGCACCTTTTAGGTTTTTACCATGTATGGCGGCTGGACTTGCTTATTATATATCAATGAAAAAAGCACCAGATAGAATACAAATACTAAAAGCTGTGTATGAAGAAGAGTTTCAAAGAGCCGCGGCAGAGGATGCAAATAGCACACCACTTAAATTAACACCGAATATATCATATTTGAGGTACTAATGGCTAGGTATGCAAGTGGTAAAAAAGCATACGGATATTCAGATCGGTCTGGATTTCGCTATCGTTTGCGTGAAATGAGAAAAGAATGGAATGGTTTGAAGGTCGGTCCAGATGAATATGAGCCAAAACACCCACAGTTAGAACCAAACTATCCAGGTCCAGATCCAACAGCATTATATGAACCAAGACCAGATAGTAGAACTGAAGTAACGGTAGAAAACATTCTTGGATTAAATCCTTTTTTATCTGGTAGTTCTGGCAGTGCTGTTATAACAGTTATAGAATCATCACATGGTAGATCAACGAGTGACACAGTTCGTTTTAGAGATGCCACAGGTTTTGATGGATTTACTGCTACTGTTTTAAATAGTTCATCTGGTTATTCTATTACAAAAGTCACTGACGATACTTATACATTTACTGCGAGTAGTGGAACTGCTACAATAGGAAATACAAAGGGTGGTGGAGGTTCTGCTACTGCTGGGCCTGTAACATTGGGGACATAAATGAGTTTTACAAAAGCAACATTAACTACAGCAATACAAGACTACACAGATAACAGTGAGACCACATTTGTAAATAACATTCCTAATTTTGTAAAAGCAGCAGAAGAAAAAATATTAAAAAGTGTAGACTTTGATTATTTTAGAAAAAATGTAACGAGCACACTAACCTCTTCAGATCAATTTTTAACAGTGCCTTCAGATTATTTGGCATCATTTTCATTACAGATTACAACGTCTGGATCAGAAAGTTTTCTTCTGCAAAAGGATGTAAACTTTTTAAGAGAATATACACCCGCTGCTTCAACAACTGGATTACCTAAATATTACGCCAGATTTGATGAAAACAATTTTATATTAGCACCCACACCAAATAGTGCATATACAATCGAATTGCACTATTTCTATAGACCTACGAGTTTGACCGCAGGTGCAGATGGTGGTACAACTTGGTTAAGCACAAATGCACCTTTTGCATTACTCTATGGTTCTCTTGTAGAGGCATATAGTTTTATGAAAGGAGAGCCAGATGTGTTGCAAAATTATAATGGACTGTATGCACAATATTTAGAAAGACTAAAAGATTTAGGTGAAGCAAGAGAAAACACAGATGGATATAGAGTTGGTCTACCATCGAGACCGAGAACATAGGAGTAGAAAATGGCAACAGCAAATGCAGCAACCACCTTTTTAGAAAATAGACTTTTAAGTTTTATTTTTAAAAACAATGCCGCATCGTTTAGTTCACCAGGTGATAGCATTTATGTTGGACTAGCAACGGCAGTATCTAATTTTAATGACTCAACTGGAGAGTCTGGTGACCCAACAATAACAGAAGCTACGTTTACAAATTATGCAAGAGTGCAGGTTACTGCTTCTAACTGGACATTAACTGCTGAATCAGCAGATACACAGACAATAAAAAATGCCGCTAACATAGAATTTGCAGCCTCTGGTGGGACTAACAATACAATCACTCATGTCTTTGTAGCAACTCACGCAACCGCTAGTTTAGATGTTGTGGGGTCTGGTGGTAATGTTTTATTTATTGGAGCATTAGACGCAAGTAAGGCAATAGCAAGTGGTGATATATTTAGAATAAATGCAAACAACTTAACGATAGAGCTTAAATAATGGCATTAGTATTAAACGATAGAGTAAAAGAAACTACCACTACAACTGGCACTGGTACACTTACTTTAGCTGGTGCAGTAACTGGTTTTGAAACTTTTGGCACTGGAGTTGGTAATTCTAACACAACATACTATGCAGTAACATTACCAGGCACGGCAGAGTTTGAAGTCGGTTTAGGCACATTAAGTAGTGACTCTAGCACTATAGCTAGAACCACAGTTATTAGCAGTTCTAATAGTGATAATGCAGTAAACTTTAGTGCGGGAACTAAAACTATATTTTGTACATTGCCTGCGTCTAAGGCTGTGTTTTTGGATGGAAGTGGTAATGCAACATTAGGTGCAGATTTATCTGTAGGAGATGACCTTACAGTAGAGGGTGGCGTTATTGAGCTTAAAAACACTGGTGCACAATCAGAATTAAGAATGTATTGTGAGGCTTCTAATGCTCATTATGCTGCACTAAAAGCACCTGCCCACTCTGACTTTGCAGGTAATACAACATTAACCTTGCCTGCCACCACAGATGTTATTGTGGGTAGAGCCACTACAGATACACTAACAAACAAAACATTAACATCTCCAAAGATAAACGAAGATGTAGCTGTAACATCTACTGCAACAGAAATAAACAAACTAGATGGTGTAACTGCAACAACTACAGAACTTAACTATGTTGATGTAACAACACTTGGAACAGTACAAGCAAGTAAAGCAGTAACAGCTAATTCTGACGGTAATGTTTTGTTTCCTGATTTAGATTTGTTAAAATTTGGCACTGATAGTGATGGTTACATAACTCATACTGGTAGTGCTTTTCAAATGATAAACTCTACTGGCGATACTCAAATAACAAATGATGCAAATGACAGAGATATTCAAATTAGAACTGATGATGGTAGTGGTGGTACAGCTATTTATATTAATTGTGATGGGTCAACTGGAGAAGTTCAATTAAATCATTATGGAACAGAAAAAATTAAAACCACATCTGATGGTGCAACAATTACTGGTAATGCAACAATTACATCTACAGCAGATAGTGGTCCAGTTTTAAATTTAATATCAGATGACCCTAGTGATGTTGCTGATTTTGGCACAGAGGGAAGTATAGTCTATAAGGCTGAAAATGATGCAAGTCAAGTTGTAGAGTATGCAAATATAAAATTATTAACAGATGATGTTAGTGATGGAACTGAAGATGGAAGAATACGATGTATGGTTTCAAAAGCTGGAACTATAACAGATGTGTTTGACATTACAAGTAGTGCTGTTCAAATAAGACAGGGTCAACCTTTAACTTGGCAGAATGCTGGTGGCTCTGATGTTAATTTATCACTTGCAATTACAACCCCATCATCATCAAAAACAATCACATTACCAGATGCCACTGGAACAGTATTAACAACAGGTAACTCAGATACACCAACAACCACAACATCAAGTAGTGATGCAGACTTTGTTTTAGTAGATGATGGTGGTACAATGAAAAAGATTACACCAGCTAATTTAGGAATAACATCTGGTAGTGCATCAAAAGGTTTTGCCGTAGCAATGGCTATAGCGTTATAGGAGTAAAGAATGGCACAAGACTTTGAACGAAATGTAGCAAACGCAGTTGGCACTAGTGCAGTTACACTCAGGACAGCAAACTCAGATGATGCTTTAGTTGGCATAACAGTAGCCAATGTTTTAACCTCACAAATAACAGTTGAAGTGTATATAACTAGTGGTGGTAATGATATACATATTGTAAAAGACGCTCCAATACCTGCTGGATCAAGTCTACAAGTTCTTGATGGCGGTGCTAAGATTGTCATGGAAAGCGGAGATGCTTTAAAGGTTAAGAGTAATACAGCAAGCTCTGCTGATGTATGGGTGTCAGTTGTAGACACAATTAGTGAATAGGAATAAATTATGCCTTTTATTGGTAACAAAATATCACCAGCTTTTGAGAGCTTACCAACAAGACAAGAGTTTAGTGGCGATGGCAGCACAACAACTTTCACATTAAATCAAACTGTAAGTTCAGAACAAGATATTGTTGTATCTGTAGATGGTGTGGTTCAAGAACCAACTGGAGCATATACAGTGCCAGATGGAACAACTTTAACATTTACAGCCGCACCAAGTAATAACTCTGGTAATAATATTTTTGTTATGTTCTTTGGCAGAACCTTTGGAACAATTACACCAGCAGATGAAAACAAAGGTAATTTTAAATCTGGTGGTATTTTCAGAACCAATGCACAAAGTTTAACATCTAATACAACAATACTTGCCACAGAGAACGCACAAGTGACAGGTCCACTAACAGTTGCATCAGGTGTAACTCTCACAGTTGAAAGTGGTGGAAGGTTGGTAACATCGTGAGTGAAATATTTGTAGATACGATAAGAAAGACTGGTGGTTCACTAGGAACAGACATAAGGATTAAAAATACATCTGTGTATGAATCTGATGGTGGCACAAGTGTTACACAAAATACTGTTCAGAGTTTATGTAAACATTGGGGTAACCTAGATGGTACTGGAACTATAGCCATAAGAGATAGTTTCAATACATCATCAGCAACAGATATTGCAACTGGCACATATAGATTTGATTATACAAACGATTTTGCAAATCTAAATTATAGTCTTCAAGAGTCTGTTAATGAGACAACTGGTGGTGAAGGTAATTTAAATAGATATTCTGCTATTGACCAAGTAGAAACGGGTTTTTGTAGATTTGGTGCAACATTTAATTCAAGTTATTTAGATGTGGATGAACTTTATACAGCAGCATTTGGAGACCTAGCATGAGTACCTTAAAGACAAACACCTTAACAGGTACAACTTCAGCAGGTAGCATTGTTGTTACAGGAGAGGGTGGTTCTACCACAACGAACTTACAACAAGGGTTGGCTAAAGTTTGGGCATCTGTAACTGTTTCTGCTGTGTCTGATTCTCTTAATGTAAGTGGTTTAACAGACAATGGAGCAGGAGATTTTACATTTGCATATACAAATAATATGGCAAATCAAACTTACTCAACACAACATCAACCACAAGAAACAGGTGCGAGATATTTAATTGCTTATATAGCAGGCACATCATATATCACAACATCTTCTTTAAATATATTTTATGGTTATTCTAGTAACACAACTGGTGGACTAACAAAATCAGACCATGATTTAGCAAATTTTGAGCATCACGGAGACCTAGCATAATGGCAAACGGAACAATAGCATTTGATACATTAACAACATCTGATTCCAAAAATACTGGCACAGAGAAATCTATTGATACGAGTTACATTTTTAATGGAAGTTCTAAACTTTGGGCAAATGTAGATATGTACACAAGCACAGTTATAAACGATAGCTTTAATGCTTCTTCCGTTACTGATGTTGCGACAGGAGCGCATAGCATTACCGCAACAAATAGTTTTTCTAATGCTTTTTATTCTTTAGTTGGAATATCTGGTCAAACTGGAGATGGCTCAAGTGATTATAGATCAAATATGACAGTTGATGATTTAAATACAACAAAGACTACAAGTGTATTTGGTTTAAGAGTTTTTGCAGCAGGTATAAACTCATTAGAAGATACCAATGAAAACAATTCCATGGTTATGGGAGATTTAGCATGACAATAAAAACACCAAAGTTTCAAGGCACACATTTATGGGATAGATTC